AATAACAAGCTAAATATAAGGATGGAGTATCCTTATGGCAATAGAAGAACAAACAACCTTAGCAACACTTAAACAAGACTTATTTGATTACGTACGATTACAACTAGGAGATGAAATAGTTGACGTCGAGTTAGATGCGGCACACTACGAAGCCGCGTATAAAAATGCTATAGGTACTTATCGCCAGCGAGCAGAACACGCATACGAAGAAAGCTACATATTCATGGAGCTGATTCAAAATGTAAATGTATACACATTACCTCAGGAAGTAATGGAAGTTCGACAGGTATTCCGCAGAAGTTTCGGAGATGCCACTGGACCTTTTGCCAGTAATTTCGATCCATTTAGTCAAGCAACATTAAATGTATACTTAATGAATTTCAACGTATCCGGCGGACTTGCTACCTTTGATTTCTACAGCCAATACGTGGAATTAGCCGGACGCATGTTCGGTGCTTACTTTGCCTTTACCTTTAATCAATCAACTAAAAAGCTACAGTTGATGCGTGATCCTAAAGGTACGGGAGAAAACGTATTACTTTGGGCCTACAACTTAAAACCTGAAGTGAATTTACTTAATGATTTACAAGTGGTTCAGTGGATACGTAACTATGTATTGGGCAACTGTAAGATTATCATTGGCGAAGCACGTGAAAAATTCGGTACCATTGCCGGACCACAGGGCGGAACCACACTCAACGGCGCGGCCATGAAAACCGAAGGACAAGCAATGATTACACAATGCTTGGAAGACTTAAAGAACTACTTGGACCATAGTCAACCGCTTACTTGGATTATTGGTTAACTTGATTCTTGTAAATCAAGCTTAGTTATGCTATAATTTAGCATGACTTACGCATTGATGCTCGACATTGAAGGACTGGCCACTACTCCAGATGCTGTTATTTTGACCATAGCGGCCCAGAGCTTTGATCCATTCAAACCCGGCTATCACAAAGACAAGCACTACTATGCTCGCGTGACCCTCGAAAGTCAAGAAGATCGTTGTATAAATGACGAAACCGTCGAATGGTGGTCAAAGCAAGGTGCCGCCAAAGAAGAAGCTTTTGCCGCAGAAAACAGAATTCCGCTGGACGAAGCTCTAGACGGCTTGTATAAAATAGCGTGGCAACATGATTTAATCTTCGCGCAAGGACCGACTTATGATATTAATATTTTGGAACATGCTTATCGTAGCTACAAGAAAAAGCAACCGTGGCAGTACTACAAAATTCGCGATAGTCGCACGATTTTTGGCTTATGGCCAGATGTACCAAAGCCGCCAGTTGAGCACCATGCTTTAATGGACTGTAGACGTCAAATCACCATGCTACAGCAAACGCTCAAACACTTAAATATACAGGAGATGAAATGACAGATTCACGCATGATTTTAGGACTCTGCGGTTTGATAGGCAGTGGCAAAGATACCGTAGCTGATTACTTGACGAATTTTCATCAATTCAAACGTGAAAGTTTTGCGGCATCACTCAAAGACTCAGTGGCTCAAGTGTTTGGATGGCCGCGGGAAATGCTTGAAGGACGCACAGCGCAGTCTAGAGACTGGAGAGAGCAAGTAGACGAATGGTGGGCAGAACGATTGAATATACCGCACTTAACCCCGCGTTGGGTGCTACAATATTGGGGTACTGAAGTTTGCCGTGGCGGATTTCACGATGACATATGGATTGCCGCCCTGGAAAACAAACTGCGAAACAGCAAAGACAGCATTGTAATTACCGATTGTAGATTTCCAAACGAAATTAAAAGCATACGGCAAGCAGGCGGAATCATAGTTCGCGTACAGCGAGGTCCTGATCCTGAATGGTTCGAATGGGCAAAAAGCGTGAACTACGGACCAGAAGGCAACTCATCGTGGTGTATAAGCAAAACAAAACTTGAAAAAACACGAGTACATGCCAGCGAAACCAGTTGGATCGGTACTGATTTTGATTATGTATTAGATAACAATGCTGGCATTGAAGAATTATACAGTGAAATCAAACATCTGGTCGCAAATCACCAATCCGCCAGGGTAAATCGGCCTTTTCAATTTCAACGTGACAGTTTAAACACACTGTCTTTAAATTAGGTGCGGCAGTGTTGTTGAGATTGCCATCAACGTGAAACACTCTTAGTTGAGCTGAATACCTTGCTCTAAACCCGCAACAATCACATGCGGGTTTTTTCTTATATCCATTTAATTCCCATCGCGGTGTTTGCGCAGGCAACTTGAGATTTTTGCGAATACACGCTCCACATCTACTGCGATAGTAGGTTTTTTCGCCGCGATGATAAGCAATAGCTCGTGGCCGTTGATTACAAACAGTACAGATAGGTCTCATAATCTTATTTATACCGTCCTAATCAGTCAAGTCTATATGCTAGACTGCGCCACGTCAAAATATCGGTAATTTACCGTCGAGTTGCCATTAAAATTACCGTGTTTTTACAATTATTTGCTAAATAATATTATAAATTTAAGGATTTTTAAAATGGCTACAACCCTAGTATCTCCCGGCGTAGAAGTATCAGTAACAGATGAAAGTCAGTACTTACCAGCCGCAACAAATTCAGTTCCGCTTGTAGTATTGGCTACAGCGTCCAACAAAACATCCGGCAGTGGCACAGGTATTGCCGCTGGAACGTTAGAATCAACCGCTAATCAATTATATTTGGCAACAAGTCAACGTGCGTTGGCAGCACATTATGGTGTACCATATTTTTATCGCACCGCCAATGGTACACCTATCAATGGTTATGAACTCAATGAATACGGTTTATTAGCCGCTTATTCAGCATTAGGTGTTACTAACCAGTGTTACGTATTACGCGCCGACATTGATTTATCTGCGCTTACTGCTAGTTTAACTCGCCCAGTTGGTAATCCTAACAACGGTAGTTTTTGGTTAGACACAACCAACACAAAATGGGGACTATTCCAATGGAACCAAGATACATCAGAGTTTACGGCTATATCTCCATTGGTTATCACTGACAGCGTCAACCTCCAAACACCTTATTCTTACCCTTCGTCTAGCTTTGGTAGCATTGGCCAATACGCGGTTAATGCGTTGAATGCCAATAATCCTATGTATTATAAACGTAGCGGCCCAACTTCGGCACAAACAAACGATGCAGGACTTGTAAGTTTATACAACACATGGGTACAAGTTGGCAGTGCTCAATGGCAAACATCATGGCCAGTGACACAAGCAACAAATACTCCTGCTACATTAAATGCCGGTGATACATTTATCATCAATGGTGTAACTATTACAGTTCCTGCGGCAAGCTCCAATCACTGGAATACCAATACTGTTGCTGGTGTTGCTGGTGCTATTACCATTGCTTCTAGCAACAATGCGTTACCTGGTGTACACGCGGCAGTTATCAATGGAGCATTGACTTTATACGCAAATTCAACGGCAGGCGGTAATGGTACCATTACCATTGCCAGCGGAGTTGGTGCTGTGTTGACTACGTTGGGTTTAACAGCAGGTGTATACTCAGCGCCTGCTTTCCAAGCAAGCCCAAGCTATACTGTACCACAGTGGAATAGTTTTAATGCCAACGGCGGGGCTCCGAGTGGTTCCGTATGGCAAAAAACTTCGGCTGTAAATGCCGGAGCAAATATCTCAATTAAAAAATACAGCTCTACAGTGGGTAATTTCATAGCGCAAACATGTTCAGTGTATGCCAATGATGCGGTAGCGTTATATGCCTTAGATGCCACAGGCGGCGGTGTTAATATTCCAGCAACAGCTACTTATGCTCAAAGCAGTCCAATGAATGATGGCACTGCTAGCTTAATGATTTTAGAACGTTATGCGTTGGGCGCAACTGTTGTAACTGGTTCAGTGATGAATCCCACTTTCGTGTCCGGCAATCAATTTACCATTGCTTCTACACAGCCAGGCACAGCGACTCTTACTGCTCCTGTAACTGTTACCCTAGCGGGAACCACAGCACATGATTTTATTTCCGCTGTTTCTTCTGCTAACATTTCTTATGTTAGCGCCAGTGTTAACGGTAGTGGTGCTCTTGTGTTTACACACTCTGCTGGCGGTGATATTATTCTAAATAACATCGCAGGAACCCCTGTAACCACTGCTGGATTTACAGCTCGTACAAGTAATTCAGGTACTTACTTGGTTAGAAGCAACTACATCAATGGCATAGTACACGGTGTAATTTTATCCAACTGGATCGCAACACCTACTTTTTCTTATACTGCGGCCCACTCTGCTCCATACCAAGATCCTGCGAGCGGAACATACTGGTATTACAGCGATGCTACACAACCAGACATTTTAATTTCCAATAACGGAATTTGGGAAGGCTATCAAAATGTTACATTGGATGCTAGAGGTTACAACCTAAGCCAATGTAATGCCGCAGGTCCTATTGTATCCGCATCAGCTCCTACTACACACACTGATGCCGCAACTAGTCCTTTGGTATACGGTGATTTATGGGTCGACACAGCAGACTTGGAAAATTATCCAATGATTTATCGTTGGCAAGCGGTTAGTGGTGTTGATCAGTGGGTTGCTATCAACAATACTGATTCTACAACCAGTAGCGGAATTATATTCCAAGACGCTCGTTGGGCTTCAACAGGTAGTGTTGATCCAGTTAACGATGCTTTACCAACTATCCAAAGTTTATTGACTAGCAATTATCTAGACCAAGACGCTCCTAACGCAGAGTTATATCCTAATGGTATTTTATTATGGAATACTCGTCGTTCAGGTTACAATGTCAAAACATATCAAAGTAACTACTTTAACAATTCTAGTTTCCCAACGTATGATTGGTCTTCTACTACTTCGTATACTGTTGGTCAGTATGTTCAGTTTGACAGCGTGGTTTATGCTTGTATAGAAGGCAATACCAATCAGCAACCTGATGAAAGCGCAAGCTATTGGGCAGTACAAGAATACACAGGTACGTGGGTATCAGCCACTGGCTCAAGACCAGATGGTAGTCCTTACATGGGTCGCCAATCACAACGAGCACTTATTGTTGATGCGTTAAAAGCTGCCATTAGTACAAATACAAGCATTCGTGAAGAAAACACAATTTATAATTTAATTGCTGTTCCTGGATATCCAGAGTTAGGCCCTGACATGGCTGCTTTAAATGATGACATAGGTAATTTAGCATTTGCGTTAGTGGACACACCACTGCGTTT